TATTTTGAAATATTGTTACAGGAATACCCATTAAAGGATATAAAATGAACTGTATTAATATTGAAGTTAATAAACCGATTAAAGTTTGCACTATGCTTTCAAAGAATGATTTTCTTTTAGTTTGTTTACTCATAAAAGTGGAAATTTTAAATAACCTTTGTAATATCGATATGCTAAATACAAAGCAATTAGAATTAAGATCCAAAGCCACCAGAATGATAAAACAAAAGTACTCCAGTTAAATTGTGGCTTTTCAGTAAGTTTTTTAATGATTTCTTTATTAACTGCTATTTCATTATGTAAACTTGAAACGCTATCTTTTAATATTGCTATTTCAGTATCTTTTTGTTCGATTTTACGCACTATTTTTGATTCTTCTATAATAGACTTGTCTTTTGTTTTTTTAGTCCTTATACGAACGTTTTTAAAAGTCTTTACATTTCCATTTTCATCTGTAATAGTACTTATTTCTTTTGCATCGATAGGCTCTAACATTAGTTCATCATAAAATAGATTTCTAATAGTTTGATTTTTACTAATTGAAGTACTATCAATTTTCGTAGTTTCTTTTATAGTTTCAATTTCTTTTAGTGCCACATCTATTTTTTCAGTTGCAGTACTATCAATTTTAACATCTGATTTATTAGTATTTCTAGCCGAGCAACCGAATAATAAAAAAATGAATAATATACCAACTACAATTAAATAAGAATGTTTTTCGATAAAGTTTAGTTTTGTTTTCATTTGTTTGCTAAATAATAAAATAATGATATTAGTTTTGACCTTAACACTTCATAAAATACCCAAATTAGGATGTACTTCATTTTTCTTTTAATTTTTTAGGTGGTTTCTTTAATTTAACCTCCGATTGCATTCTTACTCGAACATAATAATAGCCTATTTTATACCACTCTCTACCGTATTTGTCGAAGTAAACCCGTTCAAATAGTTTAAGGTACATTAATCAAAGACTTTTACAAAAAGCACATTATGATTTGTTCTTTTTCGTAGCATTACTTCTCCACCGTTGCTATCGTTTCCTATTGCAGTATTTCCCTCAACTGAATGAAATGTTTTGCCTTTCTCCAACCACATAACGAATATTCCTGTATGATCATATCTACCATCGCCATTCCAATCAAAAAAAACAATATCGCCCGGATTAGGATCTTTAACTATTCGTTTATTCTTTTTAAAGTAAGCTACCGCAGTCTGACAACCTGCAAAGCCTTTAGGATAGCCTATATTAGGTAAAGGTTTGCCACGTGTAGAATAGCACCAAGAAACAAAGATACCGCACCAAGGCAAACCATTTAGGGAAAACCAAGCACCGTATTTAGTTTTGTTAGAATTTTTAGGACTTTCAGTAGTTCCTATTTCTGCTGTGGCTATTTCTACTATTTTACTCATAATATATCGTTATTAACTACAGTTGTAGTATTAATATTATTATCGCTATTAATTTTAATTTGCTGTTGTAAATCAATTCCTAAACAAGCTCCAGCAAATCCTAGAAAACCAATAACTACAAATTCCTTTACTTCAAAATTATGATATAAAGTAGGCACAAAAACATAAACAATCATCGAATGAAAACAAGCAAAAGCCATAACTCGTTTATGCGCCCATTTCCCGTTTATCTTTAATGTATCGTTTATTAGTTTCACTTGTTACGCTCTTTTTTATACAAAATCTTTTCATCTCTATTTGGTACAACTACACTGTTAAATAAATAAGTGCTAAACATTCCTATCAAGAAAATAAATACTGGTTTTACAACTGAATTAAGGTATCTATTTTCAGCTTTTTCAAGTTCCATAGCGCGTACTCTTTCAGGTAAATTATCGACTTTATTTAATATAATTTTTAAGGTAGTATTTATATCAACCATACCTATATTAATATCGTCTAACCGTTTCTTAAACTCTTTTTCGTGTCTGTCTAATGATTGTATATCTTTATCTAGTTGCATGAATTTAACTGCTAATTCTTTATCGGTCATTTTGCTTAGTCTATTAATTGTGGTATTTTTATGTAAATGTATTATTTTTTTAGTTGTGTATAGATTTCTTTACCTATAAAAAACAAAATCAATGCAATATTTATATAAAATATATTATTATTACTCAAAAAAATTAAACAAAGACTAGAACCTAAACAGCCACCAACTCCACTCCAACGTATATCATTCCAATCTGTTTTACCCTCAAAGAATTTACTTTGTAACCATTCCCCAAAGAATCCCATACAAAAAGTAATAAAAGTAACTGCGTAAACTCCCACTACTTTATTAATTAGTGAATATTTGTTAAAGTCTGTTAGGCTTGTTAAATTGTAACCTATGCAATAACCTACGATTAAATGTAGGTAGTATCTTGCTGTGATAAATTTAGTCATTTGAATATATTTTTTTAGTAAATTGTATTCCGTTATTTTTTCCTTTTACAATTGTAATTGCTGTAGGTTGTTTTATTTTTTGTCCTAATAAATTGAAATATTCTAAATCTGTAATTACATCTTTTTTATTAAAACTATCAATACTTAAACTTTTTTGTATGTATAAAGTTTTCATAATATTATCTGCTATAATTTTATGCATCGCACTATTAGGATGAATCTGAATAGCATCTAAATAAGAAACTGCATTTGGTACGGCTTCTAAAACACCCCAATGGTCAAAATATTGAATATCATAAGCATCAAGTTTAGATTTTAATAAATCAGCAAAAGCATTGTATCGTTCTAAAGTTGCTACATTAGGTACATACAAACGATTTATAGTAGTATAGTCAAGTCCTTTAGCAGTAATAAAATATCTTACATTAAACTTAATTCTGTCTTTATTCCAACCCGCATTTAAAATTTTTGGAATAATATAATCTATTGCTTTTCCGTAATTTTCTAAAGTATAATCAGGAAAAAATAAGCCTACATCATTTGTAAGAAACGATATAAATATTAAACCATCTTTTGTAGCGTCAAAAATAGGTATTGTTTCAGATAAAGTTTCCATATTAAACTTACCTAGCTTATCAATAGGTATTTGTTTCATCATTGTAGTTCCTGCTATCGCTCTATTCATTGTTATTCCGTTTACATAATAACTAACATAGGCTGGATAAGGAAGTCCACCTATATCTTGCCCCATCGTAATACTATCTCCAAAGTACCATATTCTCTTACCTTTTAAGGCTGTAAAATCATTTTGTGCAAAACTTGAAATTGTAACCAATAATAATAATAGTAATTTTTTCATTTTATTGTTTTTAGTTAATTATGTAATCCAGTTTGTTCCGTTAAAAAATACTGTACAAGTAACCGCACCTCCTCCAGCAACTGTACCTAAATAAGTTGGAAGTAAAGCGTCTGTCACATAAACAGTATCACCAACTGTACCTGTTGGTAAAGTAGCAACTGTATAACCTTTTAATCTTACAGCTCTTGTTGAAATTACATTTAAAGCAGTTATAGAAGTATCGGCTGTATCGTCTGCCACTCTAAACTCAATATTAGCTCCATTTCTTTTAATTGCTGGTGCAGCACTTGTAGTTAAACCAAATTGCAATCTTGAAAAATCATTTCCTGCAGCGTTTGCAATTCTTAAAACTCCATTTGATGGACTTACAATAATACAACGGTTTAAAAATCTAAATTGAAATGCACCACCCGCTTCTATGTTTTGAACTGCTGTAAAATTATTTGCAGTTGCTAATCCAACTTTATCAACTACAAATTGACTATTACCACCTACTCTTAAATCTAATAATCTAGATAAAGCACCACTAGCAGTATTTGTGACATTTACAGAAACAGCCGTAGGAACTCCTGTAGTATTCCAAGTTTGATTAATATCTAAAGTTCCAACTGCACCCGAACCTGTTTGAGTAGTACCGTTTAAAGTTGTAAGGCCTGACAAAGTTAGATTTGCAACTGAAGCATAAAGAGTATCAAAATAAGTCTTAAGAAATGCTTTTACATTTGTAAAAGTTACTTTCTTTTGTTTGTTAGAATCAGCAGTATCAACAATATTAATTAAGTCTGCATCTATTGGTGTTGTCTTAGCAGTTAATCCATTAGCGAAAGTACCAAAGTTAGTTTCAGTTAAAGTAGCTTGTTTGCTATCTAATTGTGTTTGTATTGAACTTGTTGCATCGTTGTTAGTTCTTTGCGTATCAGTTTGATAACGTTTATCGGTAGTATCAGCAATATCCCCTGTATCTAAAACAACTACACCTGTTTGTCCATTTACAGAAACTACACCAGTTGGAAAAGTAGTTATAATTTCAGATAAATGACTATTTTCAGTATGCATAGTTATTGTTTTACCGCTATTAATAACGTAAAACCTAACCGCAAGCCTATCAGTCGCAAGCAATACAGTATAAGGTACTGCTAACGCTGTTAAATATAAATCAATTACTGTGCCACCCGTAATATATTCTGGCGTTGCTGAATTTGATGCTAATAATGTTAATGTAGCTCCATCGTATTTATACAATTCAATATAAAATCTAGGACTACCCCCGTTTGAATTAGCACTAAAATACGTTTCTAAATTCCAATTTCCTGCTGGTATTATTAGCCTATTAGGGTCTCCAACATCTGTTAAAAACTGTGCAATATATCCATTTGCACTTATAGTGAAATCTGTTCCTGCTCCAATTACAGGAACGCTATTCATTTCATTGTAAGCATTTCCGCCTATAGTAGCTTGACTTACACTGCCATTTAAGTAATAAGTTAAAGAACCATTACCACCTCCTGAAATAATTTGCAACTCCCAAACCGCTGCTGTGCTTGTAGCATCTTTACAAATATAAAGGTCTCCATTATCTAATATCCATCGACTTCCTACAATAAAGCCTTTTGTACTATCGTCTGTTGCCGTTGGTGTAATTGCAAATTTATATTTTGTTTCACGAACTGTTAAACCATTTTGTTCTAATACATAAAGACTACCAGCTTCCCATTTATATTCGTAATCTATTGAACATTTTAAAGCTATTCCTTTTGCGCCGCCTGTGCCTGCATCGGTAACTCCTTTTATTAATCGAGAACCGTTGTCCATAAAAACACCGTCGCCATCAGAAACTTCTATATTTTCTCCTCCTGTAGTGTTTCCTAATACTAAAGTTTGTTCTAGTGTTTGAGAACCTCCACCGCCTCCAGTTGCACTTACAATAGGATTCAAAGGATCGGTATTATCTACTGTTACATTCGTACCCGCTACAACTGAATCAATTTTACCATCATACAATTCAGTAAAATTAGCGTTTGTCTTTTGAAAAGCTACCCTAATTTTATCGCCTGTACCATCGTTTGCACTACTACCTACGTTTATTGTTTGCTTTGCCATTTTGCTCTTTACTTAATAAATATTTTCGTAATTTTTCTTCGTTTTTTAATCTTGCTGGATTTTGTTTTTTTTCTTTCATCTTATATCCCCACTATCGTTTAAAATATTACCCACACCCTCATTCCCAAAATACCAACTTGAAACATTTAATGATTTTGTGTTTAATATTTCAGATGTTTGTAAATATTCAGGAATAGAATTAAAAGTCAACCAACGTTTCATTCTAGTTCCGTAAACTTCCATTTTAGTACGTTGCTGAACCATTAAATAATCTACTTCTTCTTTGCTTATTGTTTCAGCATTTTCCGCACTATGTTTATAAATACCACCGTTTGCAACTTGATAAGCACCGATTAAAAAATAATTCTTTGCACTTGCACGAATCAAATAATCTACTAAAAATTTATTGTACAAATCTAAGTACAAACCTGTTAAATTTTCTGTTTCGTAGTCATCTAAAATCTTATCAAATAAAATTTGCCCTAACAAAGGTTCCAAGTCTGCTACTTGTGCATCTTCTATACAAGGAACTAATTTATCGTAGTCAATATTTCCGTTAAACGGTGTTTTATCGATTACTTGCTGAGGTGTGATTAGTAGTATCATAATTATTTCATATCGTGTGGTGCAATGTACACTTTTGGATTATTTGTTGGAGGAATTTCCCCTGCTTTTCTAACTTGTGCTGGTGTCGATGGTGTTGCAGCTGTATTTTTACCCGTTCCTATTTTTCTGTACATTTCTCGGACCCAAAAATGCTTACAAGTACCATTTGGAAAAGCATCGCTTAACAATCCGCCACCTTTCCAAAGAAATATATTATAAGGCTCATTCGGATTTGGTCGCATTCCAAAGCCCGGATTAACATTTTGATTACTCATAGCTTCAATATCTTCTTTACGATATAATTTTTTAGCGCCCATCATTTTTTTGCAAAATTCTCTTTCAGGGTTTTGATTCCCTGAATATCTATAACGAGTAATATACAAATCTGTATCCTGTTCCGATTTGCTTTTTGTTTTTGCTACTCCTGTAGAAACATTTGCAAATTCATATCTATTATTAAGTTTTAAAAGTTCAATATCTAATTCATCTTCTTTTTCATAATCTACAGGAATGCTATCTACTAACTCCCAAACATTTAAATCTATATCGCTTCCGTAATCTTCAATCTTTTTTTTTTCGCTTGCCATCTTAACAATAGGAGCTTGAATTATTTTAGGTCTTAAAGGCTCAAAATACAATTGTAACGTTATATTATTTTGTCCTAATACATATTCAAAACCATCTGTTAATGTATCCTGTAATGGCTTAATAACGTTTAACATCGTTTCGTTAAATGCTGTTTCTATTTCATCGGCATTGCTACTGAATCCTGTTGCTGTTTGTATTCCTAAAATTGCACCACTAACAACTTTATGAGCTGTTAATAATTGCTTTCTTGCTTCTTCTGTTAAAAATTCATATTGTTGGTGTGCATCTGCAACTTGTACCGCTTCCAAAGTAGTAGCACTATCTTTATTTGAGTTAAAAGATAAGATGAATTTATTTGCGTTTTCTGATCCTGTAAATTTTCTAATTACATTTCTTTCAAAAGCATCTTTAACCTCATCGTCTGTTATACCCTCATTTACATTTATAATGTACCCAGCACTCAAACCGTTTTTAATATGATTTATGCAATATATTGAAATCTGTTCTTCTAATTCTGCATAGTTCAATCCTGAGTAGTAAGATGGTCGTGCAAAGTAAAAGTCATTAATAGTATATTCTTTTATTACAAAGATTGTCTTTTTTTCTTTAGTTCCTTGTTTAAAAGCTGCTATTTCTATCGCTGGATATTTACGTAAATCGTTCCAGTTGTAGCTATACCAATAAGATGGAATTTCACCGTACTCATTTGCTTCGGTAGGTACAACTTTATTTTTAGGTAAATGATTTATTTCTGCAATTTCATTTCCTGTTTTGCCTAAAATAATTTCAAAACTTGCTTCGTGAAACAAAGAAAAATCTTTAACTATTTTTTTTACATTATCTTTTGAGAATAGCTTTTGAATTATAGCCATTTGATTAGCTTGATTTACTGTATAATTAGCAGTCAATCCACGCCCATAAATATAAGAATAGTAAGAATCTAAAATTGCTGAGTTTGTTGGCGAATATTTATAGCGATCAATAACGTAATCATAGCCACTATTATTTTTACCGTTTAAAATATAACTTTTCCCACTAGGTTTAAATTCTTGAAATACCTCTGTTATGTGTGAACTTAAGCTAATTGCTCTAACATCTCCCATTTTAATTTATTTTATAATTTTGCAAATCTGTTTGATTTGTCGCAAATGCTTTTCCTCTAAATAATAATTCTGAATCTATGTCATAAACTGCATACTCAAAACTCTCTTGCTCTAAAACTGTTTTAGTTATTTCAAAAGTTAAATATCCATTTGAAAAAGTAGTTTCAATATCATTAATAGTTTCGGTAGTTCCTTTACTTTCATTTTTAATTACAATAGAAATAATTCCAGCATCTACTCTTGGAATTATTGTAATTGAATGAACAGCGTTTTCGGGTTTAAGTATTACCATACTAATATAACGTAAAAATATTGTTTTGTAATAAAAAAGCCTACTAAATTTAATTAGTAGGCTAATATTTTGTAACAAAAAGTATTAATCATTCACATAAACTGCTGAAACGATAGCTAATAATGAAGTTACAGCACTTGAGCTTAATATCGGAGCTGTATCTGGCTCTAATGTTTGAAAACTCATTTTCAATCCGTAAAACCCACCTAAATCGCCACCTATTTCTCTAGTTCCTGTAGTTTTGTTAGCACCGTTAGCAATTCCAAATAAATGAAATTTGCCCATGTTATCTTCAATAAAAATAACACTTCTATCTCTTGATAATAGTTTCGCTTGATTAACTAAAGGTGCAGTTAAACCAGTTAATACTAAATCAATTTTCGCATCGTAAAAAACCGTTCCGTTATCTACAGATGAAGTTTCAGTTTCAAGTGGAATATTTCCAACGTTTTTAAGTTCAAATTTAAAAACCTCATCTAAAGTTCCTATACTTGTAAGCTCTGAATCTGCAACTACAAAATCGTAGTCTAACCATTTTGCAAAGTAAGCGTTTCTTAAACCTGAAGTGTTATTTACACATTCAAGCAATCGCCCGCTAGTAATAAAATCACAAGCCATAATTATATATTTTAAATTAAGGCGGTATTTTCAACCGCCTTGTTATTTATTAACCTCCGTAAAGAACTCCTTTTGTAGCTTGTCCTACATTTGCTGCTAAAGTATAGATTGAACGTACAAATTGAACATCTCCATCATTTACTAATTTACCTACTTCAAATCTGTTTACATCATCAGTTAAATCCGTATTCCAAGAAACAGCTGCTTTTCTTTGAGCGTAAGCCATCAAGTTATTTGGAGCTGGTACAAAAAGAATTTCAACACCGTTGTAAAATACTCTTGAAGTATTGAAGTTATTTCCATCTATTTGGAAATTGATTTGTTGTGCTGCACCAACTGCGTTATTAGCATTGTAGCAAAGTTGTTTCCAAGCTCTAGGAGCATAGATAACAGTTGGACTAACAGTATCGTTTAAGTTTTCTGCTGGTATTGCTGCAAATATTTTGCCACATTCTGCAGCAATATTTGCTGATGTAACTGTAGTTCCTGTTACTTTAATATAACCACCTATTGCTGATAAATCATAAAGAACTTTCGCAAAAACACCATCAACTAAACCTGCTGTTAAAGCAGCTACTGCTGTTTGAGTTGCAGCTGTAATTGAACCCTGTGCAGCGTTTGGAGTTAATGCTGCAATAGCTGTTTTTGTAGCAGCTGTAATACCACCCCAATAAATAGATTCAGCATCTTGTGAAACGTTTGGTCCCACCATAGCTAAAACAGTTGAAGCAAACTCATTACTTTCAATGTTAAAAGCACCCGGTGACATTGAACGGTTAAAACGTGCGCTTCTTAAACTATCTTGTAAGAAAGTTTGTTTGTACTCTAATTTTGTTGGAGTAATAATACGATCTGAAATGTTCATTGAACCACTTGAAGATAAAGCTGAACCTGTATAAAGTTGTGCTGTTACATCTACTCCTGCTTCTGTGAAAATTGTACCGGCTTTAATATCGGTGTTAAATGTTACGTACCCATCCGCAATGGTTTTATTTGCGAATAATACTTCTTCTAAGATAGGTTCTACTGCAACCCCTCTAATGTCTACTGCTGTTGAATAACTTATTGCCATTTTTTATTTAATTTATTAGTTAATAATTGTTTGAATGTTTTTTTTAATTTCTCGGTATCTTTCTAATGCTGAAAGTTCAACATCAATTGCTTTAGGACTTACTACTGTTTTTTGTGTCGCTGGAGTAGCTGACAATTCTGTTTTTAAAGTTTCGTTTGCTTTACTTTGCTCTGAAAGTTTAGTTTCAATCGCTGTAAATCTTACATTCAAATCCTCGTTAAATTTAATTAGCATTGAACTAATTGCGTTTTTCAATTCTGCTACATCAGGAATAGAATTTCCTGTACTCAATTCCTCAACTGGTGCAATTACTTCCTCTTCTTCGATTGTTGAAATTTCAGAAATAACTCCAACTTCTGCAACTGAAATAGTAATGCCATCCGCAAGAGTATAATCTCCAATCGGTGCTGGTACATTTCCTTCAGGTGTAACAAGTGTAATTGTGCCACCTATTTCAGGCATATCAGTTTCAGTTTCTAGTGTCAATGTTCCGTCTGCTGACTTCCATTGTGCTAATTTGACTTGTTTACCTAATAGAGTTTTGAACTCGTTTAGTAAATCGTCTTTCATTTGTTTAAAATCCATATTATTCTCGTTTTTAGTTAATATTACTTTTTCGTTAAACATACCCTCTATTGAAAACCCTGTTCCATTTTCTTTGCAAAGTTCCCATTGTTCCTTATCTTCAATTTTCATCGCTACAACCCAACTGCCTATTGGTGCATCAATACCATACAAAGCTGTTTTGTCTTTTTGTAAATCTTCAACTATCCAACTTTCTACTATTGTACCGCTTAAAGCTAGTTTTGAATGTTCTAAATTTGCATTACTTTGATTTCCTTTTTTTAGATATAATTCGGATGCTCTTTTTATAGTTTCTTTTGAAAAGAATACATTAAACTCCTCTTGTGTATCTTCATCAAATCTGTAAATCTTTTTTTCAGGGATCATTGCAACCCCTAATAAGATTTGTTTTTCATTGTCAATCTTTGCAAATGAAACTCTTTTTTCTTCTGAAAGCATTATAAATTGACTTTCCATTGCTGGCGAACCAACTACAGAAATAGCGTCAATTCCTTGAACTTCTTCATCCGATAATATCAATTCGTATAGTTTCATATTAATATAACGTATAAATTATTTTTTGTAATATTCTTTTTTGTATATTTTTTTTTATTACCCTCCAAAAGTACTTGTTTGCACCGCATTTCTATCTAAACTTTGTTGGGTTGTAACATCGCCAGCTACTACATAAGTTTTAATCGGTTGCTTTTGTTGTGTTGAAATTGTTTGCGCTAATTGGTTTGTTGAACTTTGGCCTACTATGTTAAATTGTGGCGCTGAAGTACCACCGCCTCCGCCTGCGCCAGTTGCTCCAGATGCACTTGCACCCGAACCACCACCGCCTAAAGCTTGCAAACCTTTTGCTGATGCTGCTAAAATAGAAGCTATTGAAATCCCCATTTTTGCATATAAAATAGTTGAAGTAGCTAAACCGAAAATACCTTTTGTTGCAACCTCTTTTGAACTACCTACATTTGTATTTAAAATAACGTTTGCAATTCCTAAAGCTGTTTCTGCTACTAATGCAGCCTTTTGTATTCCTTTGTTTTTTTCTCCAATAGATTTAGCTAAACCTACTAAACCACCTAATGCATCTAACGCTCCTTGTTGAATAGCTAACTTAGTATCGGCTTCTATTTTTGCATCTGCTATTGATTTATCTCTAGCTATTTTATCATCTTCATATTTTTTATTTTGAGCAGTTAGATTTATATCATTTATTTTATTTAAATGTTCAATTTCTAAATCTTCTGTGTCTTGCCCAAATTTTACAGCATTATCATATTTAATTTTATAAGCAATATTTTCATCATTTATTTGTTTTTGTTGTTCTGTTAATAATGCATCTGAATTTGCTTTTTTAGCTGCATCAATAATATCTAACGATGCTAATTCTTGTCTATTATTCTCAGCTAGTGCGTCTTGTGTTCTTTTATATTCTTCATCGGTAGCTTTTTTAGCTTCCTCTTGTAGTTTTAATTTTTTTTGATTAGCTTTTTCAATCCTTTCTATTCTTTTAGTTTCTGCAGCTTCCTGTTTTGCTTGTTGTGCATCTTCTAAGGCATCTCTTTTATTTTGATTTTTTTCTAAATTAGCTGTTGATTCATCTTCTAAACCAATTCTATTTTTTTGTGCATTTGCTAAGGCTTTAAATTCTTCATCAAAATTACCGCCTTTGCTTTCTGCCAATTCTTTAGCAGCTAATCCTTGCTCTTTTAAAAGTTTTATTTCAGCTTTGCTAAATCCTGCTTTTATAGCAATCGCTTCTCTTGCAATTCTTACTTCTTCATCAGCATTTTTACGCCTTTGTTGAAAATCTTGCTCCTCTAATTTGCCAGCTTTTTCTAATAATTTTAATCTTTCGGCTTCACTTAACGCTCTGTTTTTAGCTTGTACATTTAACTTATTTATTTCTGCTCTAGTTCTTGATGTTTGTACTTCTTGCTGTGCTAGAACATCGTCTAAATCTTGTTGTGCTTTAACTAAATCCATAGTTCGTGAAGCTGTGTCGCTTATATCACTTCCTAAACTACTAAATGCTTCCCCTAATGATTTAGTTCCTGTAGCAACTGCAATAAAGGTATTTTTAATAGTTGTAGCCACTGCACTTAATGCAGCTAAACCTTGTTCAACTTTATCTACTACAGGCTGAAATGTTTTAAATATTGCTACTAATCCTGCAACCGCTAAAACTATTGCAGCAATAGTAAATCCTATTGGGTTTGCTAATAATATTAATAGCTGTTTGTTAAACGCACTTGAAGCATTACTTGCTTTATCAAAGCCCGGTACTATACCACCAATAGCATCTTTTAAACCTGTAAACTTGCTACTACCTTTATCACTATTTAAATTTTTGTTTAAATTATCACTACTCTTACTTGCATTGTTTAAAGATGAAGTAACAGCGTTAATATTTTGTTGTGCGTTTGGTGCAACTACGTCAATCTCTATCGTCTTTGTAATAGCCATCTGTATGAGTTTTTAAATAATTCTTTAAACGTTCTTGGGTATCTATACCCACCCTTTGCAATATGTATATTTTCTGTAGTGTTATTCCACTCTTGAAACTTTAATAATTCTATTATATCCCTTATCATAATTGTTGTTGTGTTATGGTTATTGTAAATGAATCGCCACCAATACCTACTGATAAATCCATACTTCGATCCGTTGTACTTTCATCAACTTTTATTTGTAAATAATCTGTTGTTTGTCCTAATTCTCTTTCTAAATTTATCCACCCTATGCCATCTCCTGTATCTACTTTCTCAACTAAATAAGGTGAGTTTGCACTAATTTTACAGTCAAAATCTTGCCTTGCATAACTTACTAATAAGTTTTCATATTCAACACCGTTTGGAATAGGCGAAATATCGGCTAAATAAATATAAGTCATATCTGCACTTAATAGTGTTGTATCTGCTGAATAATCTACAGTATCGGCTGTTAATGGTATGTTAGAATTTACCGAAGTAAAAGGCAATCCGATATAATTTAATAACTCTAAATCTACATCACCTGTACTCAGGTTTGTTTTCATCGAGTTAATAATATACGCTTTGTCATCTATTACAATCCTATCATTTAAGTTTAACCTTATAATTATTCCGATAGGTAAATTAGCTTTCCAGTTTGAAATTCTACGCTTTGTTGAATACAAATCACTAATATAATCGCTCCAAAAATTAGAATATAAATTTCTAGGTATTTCACTAAATAAAAACGTACTTATATCCGTTGAATAGTTTACACTATTAGAAACTTGCTCTAAAATAAAATCGTTTTCAGTAGATGTTAAATAAGTATAAGTTAAGTCTGCGTGTCCGTTTGCCTTTATAGGTAAATCGTAATTCTGAAAACCACATTTATAAAAGATATAAGGTTTGCCAATGTAAGGAGTATTATTTTTATCTATTGATAAACCAACTTGAACGTTAGTAACATCGCCTGTTGCTCTGTTTGTTAATCTCGCAAACATTAAATTTTCAACTTCGGTCTGCACTTTTAATTCTGCGCCATCTATTTGGTAAATTGCTTGTAAATCTCCATAACCTAAAATACCGCCTTGATTGTTTCTAAATTCTTCGTTTAGTTTTTGTGCTGACTTTTGATGCTGAAATAAAATATCTTTAAATAGTTTCGGTCGCTTAAAATTTACTTCTTTGCTATCAATGTACTTTGTTAAGTCTATTAAATTACCTTGAAAGTACCAATCATCAAGCGGTAACAAATTGAAACTGTTTGAATTTACAGGAACTAAAGCAAGGTTAAACATCTTTATTAGTGATGTAATAAAATCTCTTACTTTTATTTTAGGCATATTTGCAGAAATGGAAATAGGTAAATCTATTGATTGTAAGGCTTGTGTTGCAGTTTTTGTTGTAATAGAACTAAAGCTAATTAGTGTTACTTCAATCTTAGGTGTATATTCAAAAGTTTGACTAGATGCAACTTTTATTTTATATATTTTTGTATCAGTGTTTTGAATATAATAAGGCACAATATAAGTACCCACTATGTTTCTATATTCATAAATTACATTTTCTAATTCATCAGTAATAAATAAACTATAAACAATAGTTTCAAAACCTGCATTTGGTGTTATATAAATTAATAATACTCTTTCTTTTATACCAACAACGGTATTCAACCCTACATTAATAGTATCTAAAATAAAATCTAATGTAGTATCAGCTTCACTTAAATTACCTTGATTTGATAATTGAGCTGTAATTGCATTTGATGGATTTGATACTAAATTTAAATTCCCAAAAACCCACATGTGCAAATTGCCAAACACCGCACGCCCTAAAAACTCCCTGTCAAAAGTAAAATTATACTTTGTTTCAATAGCTTCAATAATTCTAATTAATTTTAAAGCTGGTCTTAATTCTGTGAAAAGTATTTTACCTGAATTATTAGTAATATCATTTGCATCGGCTGTGCCTATTTGATAAGGTCTTGCACTTGTTACTAATGGATAATATAAATCTTCGCCTAAACTATTGGAATATGTAGCATCAAATATATCTGAATTATATTGATGGTCGAACTCGCTTAAATCTAAAGTTGTTAAATCGTCATCGCCAAATCTATCCGATAAATTTACACTCGCTGAAAAGAATCGAACCGTATAACTATCGGGTTGCATATCTTTTAGCTTAACATCTTCTAATTGAATTACACCGTACTTAAATGGCAAAGAACCACACTCAATATAACCTCTAATTCTTATGTTAGGATTATATCTTACAACCTCATCTAAGTTGTTAAATGCGCTGTCAATATCAGTATTATAATAGTGTAAGAATACCGCATTATTTTTATCACTTGCAGGAATAGTAAACGACTGACTAAAATCGCTAAATGTTTTACTAATATCATTAATATTTGATACACTTGAATTTAGCTCTATATTCTCATCTTTAAATAAATCTACTTTAATATAAGAAATAGGGTCTGTGCTTTGTCTAATATCCTGTATGTATAAGTCTGTATTTATCATACTTTGTTAAGGGTATTAAATGCGTACTTAAATCCAAACTCATACTGTATTAATCGCTCTACTTTTGTTTGTTTGTAGTCTAGTGATTTCGTTTCTAATACTGCAGGACTTATAACTCCATTTTCAATTAGCCATATCGATTCACTCAAAAGCATTTCCTGAATAATATTGTTTTCAACTTCGTTTAAGTAATCAGTATTACATTTAACTTTGTTAGTTCCGTTAATATTAAAAGAAACTGTTTGATGTGCAGTTGTGTTATAAACTCCAAAGTTTGAAATTAATCCTCTATAATCTTGTCCCTCTATATCGATGCTAGGCTTTGAAACTTTTGTTAGTGAAAATGTTTGAGGATAGCCGTATTTGTTTATAAAAACACAATTTACAATATCGTAGAAACATTCCTCTTTTACATTGAAAATTAAATTTTCGCCTAACATATCTTCATACTCTAAATATAAATTAATATAAGATTCAGTTGTATATTCTTTTAAATTTATACTTGCTATCATTTGATAGTTTAAATCTGTATTAAAATCATAAGGTACATTATTATCATTTACATAAATACCTATTAATCCAGTAGTTTGAAAATAAACCCTATAATCTTGGTCTTTGTAAATTGTAAATTTATCGCCTGTTATAAGTGCCTTTGTAGTTGGTATCGGATTGTAACCCTCTTGAAAATATCCAGCTCCATAGGTTGCTAATAATAAACCCTCAGTTTCATAAACTGGTATAGTATCACAACTTGCAAAATATTGAATCCATACATTTGAATCCGCCAAAACATCTTGAACGCCATCTAAGGTATAGTTACCTATTGAATTATTTATGTATTCTTTTGCTATGTGATTTATATCAAATGATGCTACTGTTTGCCCTAGTTGTACTACTTGCTTTGATAGTGAATAAGCTGGTAAAGTTGGAGTTGCATTCTTATCTCCTGTCCACGCATACAATAACAAATCACAATTTATAAAAGGTAAATTCGGTATTACTCGAAGCGAATAAGTCGAACGCATTTGAGCTAATTGTGGTGTTAATATTGTTGGAGGGTCTGGCGGTATGTATGTGTTCGTTATTATTGCAGTACTTCCATCGTTACTAATAAAGTTTGTAAAATTTACAGTTGAGCTTGTTGAAGTTATTGTAACTTCAGAAACGTTTGTTTGTGCTACGATATAGTTACCAGTTGTATTATAGTCTAAATTAAAAGCGGTTATAAAATTAGGAATAGTAGCTCCTATTGTAGCTTCAAAATTTGTAGTTCTTACTGGTCTCCACGTTTCAATTAATTCAACACCATTTACTTCAAATGAAATAAATTCATCATCATTGGGAAACTCTACAAACGTTATCTCTATTTTACTATTTGCCATTTTTTATACTTGTTTTTAATAAACTTTCAATATCTAATCCGTAGGCTTCTATAACTTCATCGGGTAATCTTTTAAATGCTGTTTCAAAAGGTTCTGTAAAAAAGTTAGTAGTTCTTAATCCTGTTTCGTATATCGACTTTCTTATTCTATAATTTAATAATTTCCTATCTATAAATCTTCCTTGTGCATCTCTTGGTGCTATTCCTTTTCTAACTACCCACGCATTGATAGCTGTTTTAAATATTCCTTTTGGAGCTGAGCCAGTTCCCATTTTATAGGGTGAGTTTGGTGCTTTTTTACTCGATTTACTTCCCTTAACTCCTAAATCTTGAAACGTACCATAGTCCTCCATCTCAAAACTCAACTGAAAACTATTTTTAGATACCTTATATTCGCCTTTAATCGACTTATTTAAGTTACCTGATGCATTTTTTTTAAGTCTGTTTAAGTTTGACTTTGACTTATTAACTACATACTTACTAAATAAGCTTAAAGCCTTATCTAAATTAGCATACATTTATTTCGTTGTTAGGTATTATTAACTCTATTTCAGTACGCCACCCATCCAAAAGATTAGTTTCTTCAAATATTATAGGCTGGCACGTAGGCTCGTTATTCAGTTCAATTTTAAAATCGTTTCTAGTATTACGTAATTTAGTTAATAATCGATTTAAGATAGCGTGTGTAGTGTTTAAGTTGTCTAATTCGTTATCGTTACCTAGCCATTTATCTGTTATCATTTGCTTTGATACGTTTCTTAAATCTACTGCCACTATCTCAAATGTAAATCCAACGTAACCTGTTTGAATAGTTGAGTTAGTAACTTGAATGTGTGCAATAGGAAATATATTCTTTTTGTTTATATCCATAGTCGATTTAAGCCCATGCAAAATAGTATGAACGTTAATATCTTCTTGAAGTAAACTCTTTAAAAAATCTATTACGGTATAAAATTCTCTCATTGTCTTTTCATTAATTGTTTTGAAACATTTGCTTTGTCCTTTTCAAATTCTAACAAAGTATAAATTTCACTTATTGAATATTCTAATATTTCGTTTGTCCGTTTGTGTTCTAATTCTGCTAAGGCTCTAAGGCTAACATACCAACTCCATTTTTTATTGAAGTTGCTTTCAACGGTTGATGTTTCTTCAAAATTTTCTGTGAATAATCCGTCATGGCGTTTAATAAGTCGTTCCCTAAATTGTAAAAAAAAACCGTAGCACCTAAGTAATATTCTGCAGGAGCATCTATAAAAAAATCGTGAGCTTCTGTGTATGATTCAATATCATAAAAATCGTGATCGCTTTTATCAAACCAATTCTTTTTTCTAGTTGTAATTGGTCTGTATAAAATACTCATAGCTTTGTGCCACGTTTCAGGCTCTTTCATATAATTTTCTAAATCGATGAACTCACCGCCTGTAATAGAATCTAGTTTAGGAATAAATCCAAAGTCAATATCTTTATACTTAAAAGTTTTTACTAGTGCAGGATTTGAATTTAAAACATCGCTTAATAATAATACGATTTCTTTATATTCTGAAATAGGTATTTTCTTTGCATCTGGAATGTTGCAAAATATCTGTATCAAATCAATTTCTGATTTCTCTGACTGCTCCCACTTTACAAAAGATGAAAGTGGTATTTCCGTTAATGTAGTTGGTATAATTAATTCCATACTAATATAACGTAAAAAAAGCGTTTTGTTTTTAGCGAAAGTCAGAAGCTGTTTTTTGTTGCTTGCCTAGTAGATTCCAAACTGCATAACCTAAAGCATCTAATGCGTGATTATAATCGTCTATTGGTGTTTGTGATTTCTTATCGTGCCAAACATAATTATTAAGTTCTTTAATTAAGTTGGTGCTTTCACTATCAATTATCAATTCATAATCTTGCATCAATGCAATCCTATCAATTATTTTAGGCTTTGAAACCCCTTTAATATTTAAACCTCTATTCTTTAACTCTTGAATTAATCTAGGCTCTGCACTATCCGCTATTATTAAACCGCTTCTACTAGTGTATCTTATATTCTCGTTATAGATTTCAGTTGTTGTTAGACTAGGTTTATAAATTAACTCTTTAGCGTAAATCTTTTTATTTGCTTTGTCAATAGATGTTTGTATTAAAGTAGTCGGGTCGATACTAAATCCAAAATCCTGACCGAAACAACTAAACCCTGTTTCAATAAAATTATCAATACGCCAGTTAGAAAATACAACTCCTTCAGCTTTGTTTAACCAACCTCCTAATATTTGATGTTTGTATTTTTGTGGGTTGTTTTGTTCTATTCGTTTAACCTCATTTAAAAAGGATTCGTCTAAATTATCAACGTTATCTAAGTAGGTAGTATGAATGTATGTTACATCTTCTTTTATTCCGTTAAAACCCTCTTGTATTCCACGCTCCTCAAAGAAACGTTTGTAAATCCAATGTTCCTTAGTTGCAGGATTAAGTATAAGTATTACTCTATTCTGTTTTCCTTTTTGTCTAATCGATAAATTGATTTTATCGAACTGCATTTCATCTGTTAGTTCCTCGGCTTCATCAAGTATCCAAGTTGTAATTCCTTGAAGTGATTTAAGGTTTGCAGTTTGATCGCCTGAACTTGTTTTGATTCCTCTAAATATTATTTCAGATTTAGAAATTTTATTTACTATTTCAGTTTTGTTTACTTCAAATGCGCTATTCAATTCCATTAAGTCTATCTTTTCTTGAAACTCAGGAATAATTGATAAATGTGCGGATGTCATTGTTTGCCTAGTGAATAATATTTTATGATTTGCTTCAAACGACAAAAGGTTGGTAAATGTACCAACCCCAAACGATTTAGAAGAACCACGCCCTCCAGTTATTATAAAATATCTAGTATCGTTTTCAAATAGTGGTTTGTATTTATTGTTTAAGGTTATCAAAAACTATGTATTCATAATGTTCAGCATCATTACCATTTTGCCCTATTATATTTATTCTAGTATCAGAAATATCTTCATCGTATAATTCTTCTAAATCCATCACTCATTAAATTTTAAAACGTTCTTTAAAGTAAAATCTACATCTAATGGTTTATCTCCACCCTCTAAACTTGTTTTCTTTGGTACAAAATATTGAGCGTATTTAGCAAACAAATCTAAATATTGTGCAGGATTTTTTTCTCTTACTTCATTAAAAGCTTCCATTATATTTGGCACTTGTGCTTCTAATGTTTGTAAAAATAATTCCCTAGCTTCCTGAGTTACTTTATTTGTAGCTCCTACTGGTTTGCCCTCGTTACCTTTTGTAAATTGTCCAACTCTTCCCATCGTATTTTAACGTAATTATCGTTATTTACACTCCACTTTAAAATATTTATCACTACCTATCTGTACATACTTCCCTGTAGCATCTTGACAGTATGTAGGTTCTGTATAAGTCTTTTGATAGTAGAAAGTAGCACGAACCCCATCAAGTTTTAATTTATAATCGTAATACACTTTATCGCAGTTGCAATCTGTTTGTACTTCATCTTTACTGCAGCTAAAAAATAGTATTGATAATAATAATAGTATTTTAGTTTTCATAAGCTTTCTTTAATTTCTTAATAATAGAAACCCAAACACCTGAACACCCAATACAAGGATGAAACGGTTTAACTCTAAAAACTCTAAAATAAATATCTAATATATCTTTCTGGTCTTGTTTGTTTAATTCCCCTTTATCTTCTGCAAAGAATGTGCCTAAGTATGTTTTTTCATCTTCTGTAAATTCTTCAATACCAAAAGGAAATAATCTATTAAGTTGTTCTTTTCGTTTATTGCAACCCTCACAAGGCTCTATTCCTACAGCAGTTGTTATATTTGCTATAACATCGCCTAATCCTTTATTCTTTTTATTTCTTGCCATAACTGTTTTTTAGTTTTTTTAATTGTTTGATTGATTACTACAAAAGCAATATCTGTTTCTCTTGCTAATTGTCGCTGGCTTACTTTTTGAGATTCTATTAATAATTCACGTTCAAAATAAGGTAATTCTTTTACTTTTGTTAATGTTAATTCTTTGAGATAATCAGTATCGTAATCATAAAAATCATAATTAATTTCACATAAAGGAAATAAATCAATATTAATAGTTTGTATTCTTTTATCTATTCTTAAATAATCTAAAAATATAGTCTTTAAAGCAAAGAAAATATAATGATCGTTAATAGGTTTATTATAGTTTGCAAATTTAATATACATATCTTGTACAATATCATCCGCTAGTTCTTTGCTCTTACAAAAATGAAAAGCCATCTTTCGCCATTCTTTATCTCTTTTGCAAAGTTCGTCTAACATTAAACAAAATTACAATTTTATTTTGAATTTCAAACACTCGGCATCGATTAAAGACAAACATAGGTCATATATCTCAGCTGGGACTGTTTTGGCTATTCTTTTTGTATTGTAAGTAAGTTTGTGCCTACCTACATTTTCCTTGCTTCCTGAGCCTTTTTTTCTAGTTTCCATATTTATCTGTCAAAAGCTGTTTTAGTTGTACATAATTTAGTGCCGTTTTTGAATTTTATTACAACGTGTGTTTTATCAAATTGAAGTACCTCAGCTTCTTTGCTAAAGTAGTTTACTATATCGCCTGTTTTCATATTCTTGATAATTGAGTTAAAAAATAAATTAAAATAATAAATGCAAATGTTAATTGCGGTTTCTTGTGTTGTAGGAAGTTTTTCATATTAAAGTCCTTTTGAAGTTAGATAATTATTAAACATTACATCCATTTGTCCTGAAGTTAAATTAACTCTATGATTAACCCATTTTTTTAATAAAACTTGTAAATCGTTTTCATTTGTTAATTCAAATTTAATTGCTTTTGCATATTCTTTTAAATCATTAATCATTTCGAAATCTTGTGTTGTAAATGTAGTTGTCATAATATTTGTTTTATTTGTTATATCTGAGTACAAATTTAATACTATTTATTTACTGTGCAAACTTTTAATCAATTATTTTTCATTTATTTTACTTTCAACAATTAAACCATTGTTTTTAAAGTAGTTGTCAATTACTCTATTTGCTACACCAGTTGAGATATTTAAGGCTTTTGCTATTTCAGGAACTTC